CAACGATGTTCTTTGCCGTGGACAACAGGATCCCATATTTTGCGATAAAAAAACCTTGCAAGTGCGGCGTACCAGATTCGCCTACTTCTTTTCCGTACACACCATACACGATTCGAGACTGGTCAGAAAGAGTCGTTGAAACGTGCGAGATTTCGTCAGTCGTGGGGTTGTTAAGGGTAAAAACCCATCGTCGAGAATTTACGCGTGGCATAAAAAACAACAACAACAGAAGTTGCGGGTAATACTATGCCGCAACTTATGAGATTAGACGGAAGGATTATCAATCCTTATGCACGCGCGGCGTTAGCAGCATATTCAAATCGAAGTGCGATCATGCGTGCATATTCAAATTATGGTCCCTATGCATTAAGGGCGGGAAGAATGATCGGGCGTGCAGCGCGCGCATATTTGAATCGACGAAAGCGAGCAGTGCCGCGCGGAGTCGCAAAACCACGTAAACGAGCGCGCGTCGGCCAACGTGTAGGTACCGGCGCTTCAAAACGAACTGAAGTTATCAAAGATAATACAGCACGACGTACCTATGAACTCTATCCAGTAGAGTTAACAAAAATAGAAGGTGAAAGCGCTATTTACGAAATTGATAAACGTCAGCGTCCACTAATAAATCTACGTGGCATTAAGCTATGTATGGAAACGATCAACAATACAAACAACATGTTATACATGAACCTAGCATTGATAAGTTATCGTTGTCCGACACCGGTAACAGAAATTCCATTAAAGTTCTTTCGATCTACACCGACTGCCGACCCTGGAGGAACCGAAAGATCGATTGATTTCGACAATAATACATTAACTGGAATGGACCATCATTGCCGTCCAATCAATAATGATATTCGTACAGTCCATTTCCATTATCGATATAAACTAGGACCAAATGGCGACGGAGTTACAACAAGGAGTCAAAAAACGAATACATTGCTCCTTCAAAAATATATTCCTATTAAACGACAAGTACGCTACAACGATGGTGATCCATTGTCTTGTTCGACACCAATATTCTTAACGTATTGGTTCTCGGAACCAGGAGACGCTGAGCCTGTTGTGCAACGAACAAATGCTGCTAATGTAGACATTCGTTGTCTAACGTATTTCAAAGATACACACTAATCCCCATTCCCTAACCCCCATGGGGCGCATTAATTGATGCAGCTTTCATAGACCCTATCGCTTCGCGGTGTTGCACGTTAATTTGACCTAGTTCATTAAAGTTCTATAGTAATGTAACGATCATCCGTCATCTTTTCATAGTCCGGGTATTCGTTACCAAACACAACCACATGAGGCGTTTTCGATAGAATCTTAGTTCGCCCCTGGTACTTTGGCGACCAAACAAGACGATCCTTCAATGCTTCCAATAGCGAGTACGGTACATATGCCATGCCGCCACGAACAACATTAAACAAAAAAACATCTCGGTGTTCCTGTACTGCGTATGAGATGTCATCACGCTTTCCTCCATTGAATACTTGGGTGCGGTCTGGATGGTTGGTGAGCCACCACTTGATAAACCATGTCTTACCTTTACCTCCCTGTCGGTCGATAATAAACAGTACGGTACGATCATCAGGCTCGGCATCCAATTTATTTTTCAATTCGATTTGCCAGGGGCGGAGTTCTCCTTCTTGTAATGTAACTGCTGGGGCACGTAAACGTAGAGTGGTGGTGATACGACTGAACTTGGAATATAAGACGGGGAATTCACGTGCCACTTCAGGGGACGTTGGCGCTCGAGAGTTAGTGGTGGCAAACTCGTCACCCCACTCAAATAATGCCTTGAGGTCGTTCCTTTCGCCTTGATTCCCTGGGAACGTTCCGTACTCAACGAAATCTCCTTCTTTCTTGCAATAGTCCGCGGCTTGAGCGGACGTTCCTCGAGCTGTTTGTAAGTGGGCACGGTTTCCAACGATGTTCTTTGCCGTGGACAACAGGATCCCATATTTTGCGATAAAAAAACCTTGCAAGTGCGGCGTACCAGATTCGCCTACTTCTTT